GGGTAATATACTGTCGTTAGATTTTTCCAACTTTGATGCGACAGTGCCGTTTGAGGTGATAGATTACATCTTTGCGGTCCTTAAAGGTTGGTTTACTCCGGGATCGGTGGCTCTTATTGACTATTTAAAGGAGTCATTTAAGAGGTCGAGTATCTTTGTTCCGGGTGGGCTCATTAAGTTGAAGCGCACCGGAGGGATACCTTCTGGTTCTGTTTTAACGAACCTCATCGGGAGCTTAGTTAATCTCTGGGTTATGGCGTATGCGGCACATTGTTGCGGCGGCGCCATCGCGGATTGTCTGGTCCAAGGCGATGACGGTCTCTACCGTTTTGTCGGGGTCGGCGCAGTCCAGGGTTTAGCTGATGTGCTCTATCACGATTTCGGTATGACTATTTCAACTGATCCAGCGAAGAGCCTCTATTCACGTAATGTGGTTCATTACTTACAGATGGTCCACAGCGTTGAACATATAAGAGGCGGTCTGGCAGTTGGGGTCCGACCCTTTATGCACGTTTTGAATCACGCAATGTCGCGTGAGCATCAACGTGTATCGGGGTGGGAAGGTTCATATCATAGCATCCGGTGGCTGCAACAATGGGAGGACGCGTCTGAGCACCCTTCTTTTAGGGAAGCTTGTACGTGGTTAAAATGTCACGACCCCAATTTAGAACGTGCTTTGCTCAGCATTCTAAATAATGACCGTGATTATCTTCTTGCAGCCCAGGCAGCTCTGAGCAGTGGTGCAGATTCCTGGGCTAGGATTCCTGTATCAGCTCTTCGAGTGAGTTCTGTAGTGCACACGATTTGCGAACTGCCAGGATTTGAAACCCTGGCGCATCTATTACCCGCCGCGCGCTAGCGCGGGTTCCCATAGAGTTATATATCTATGGGGTGTCTAATTTTACTAGGACTGGTATTTCAGTCCGTAACTAGAGGGAGTCTGTATGGCCAGTAAATCTGCGCGACGTCGCGCTAGGCAACGTGCGGCCTTTTCCGTACCGTATGGTAGGATGAGACCGTTGGCCAATTGGCAGGTGGTTACTCAAGCTCTAACGAGCGCTGGTCAGATTGTAGGTGGTGCTGCCGCCCCAACCAGTGTTCCTTGTTGGAATCCTACGGTTGGTGTCACTGTTTCTTCAGGGGGTACGGTCTCATGGCAAGTGGCCTGTATTATGCCTGGAGTGCAGGGCGGCGTAGGTACTACGCCACAAATTGGCCGCCAGAAGATTGATAGGGTTAAAGGACGTATTCACGTTCTTAATACTAACTACTCTGGACCTCCGCCGTTATACTTTGTCCTTTGTCTTGGCATCTACGTGTCTGAGTATACGGTTACTACGACGGCATGGGACGTTTACGACCCAAGCCAACCGGCAGATGCCGCGCGGGATGACTATTGGTTGCTTGATGCTATGGTTATTGAAACCCCGTCTAGCACCGCGACTCAATCTAATACGCGCCAGATACCGCATTTTGACATTGACCTGGCTGAATCGATTATAATCGGAAATGGTCAGGCGGTCAATGTTACGGTTTCTGTTTATGGACAGGGTAATACAGGGGCTTGTGTGTTGCTACCATCACTTAGAGCAATGGTTGGTCCTGTTGCTTAGGGAGGTCGCTATGTTTCAGTTGCTAGGTCGTGCGCGTATATTACTTGCACCGTTAGTGCAGTTAGTGGTTATATGCCTTGTGTTAAGGCTTATCTACTATCCAGCGATAACGGTGCACATTGTTCTGGAGTAATTATGCGGACTCCTTCAGAAAACTTAGAAGTCAGTCCTAGGTCACCTGATCGTCGTTGGATAGTGTCGCAAGGACAAATCGATTCGTCAGGGACAGTTGTTTCAAGTTCCGTCCTAAATTGGGGATGGAATGGAGCGTTTCAAGTTTTGAAGAATACTGCCGTGAGTCTATGTGTGGCGTGTGGGCCTTTGGGTGTCCAGATGTTGTCACCCTCTACGCAGACCGCTAAGATTCGCGTCAGATCGGTAGAAGTTTGTGTGGCTGAAGCTGATCAGTTACCGTCCTTCACTTATGTTGTGACGTTGCCATCGTATGCCATTACGCAGGTGGTGTCTTCGTCTATTCTAACTAGTGATACGGGCACGCTTACCCAGGTGGATGGTCCTAATCCACCCGGTGCGCGTATATTTATCGCTCCTAGCGTGTTTTCACAGACTGGTGCGGCGACCTTAACTACTTCGGGACATAATACCGTTACGACGTTACCTGGTTACTCAGGTACACTCCCGGTGTATTCTATGTCCCAGGTTAGTACTGCTGTGGTTTCAGTACCGTTGTTGGCTGTGCCGACGATGGTTACCACCACTAATATTGTGAAGGATACTACTTCTAATGTATTAGTTGCAGTGCCTGCGTTTACTACACCAACTTTGGTGGCTGCGGTGAATTCCTTTACACCAGGAACTTGGTTCAATATTGACTCTATGGCGTTTAGTCTAACGCCAGGTGGGTCAACCTCATTTGCGCCGAGTGCCACTGCAATCACTAATTATCCTGCTGTGGACACGTTTATGACAACGCTAAACGCTACGATAGCACCGGCCGCATATTCTAATATTACGGGTTTAGTGTTTAACTATGTTGGTACTACTTCAGGACTATCAGGATCAGCACGTTATACGGCAGATCCTGTGGGCACTGGGAGTATCAGTTATGCATTGAACTCGAATCCAAATCTTGTGGCGGTTTCGATGTATGTAGCGGATTATTCCCTTACTACATCTAGATTTTCAGTGCGAGATCCACTTAATGTGGCTGTGGACGCCGGTAGGGATTATCTTGACTTGGTGGTGGATACCTATCAAGGTATTGTTGTTCCACCTAGTGCTCCAGTGTCCCGAGCTTGGCGTCTTAATTTACCACATCCGGTTGACCTCGCGCCGGGAGAAGCCCTTTTGGTTACTGTTTCTTTCTTCAATTTTAATATTGGCGCTCTCAAGAAATTTATCCCTTACATTCGAGCTTGTATTGATGACGTTTCCTGACCATCGC